TCTCCAGCATTGAGAATGCCGCGCTCCTTGGGGGAGAGGCATGGATCCGTCAGATGAAGCGCGAACTGCCCGACCTGCTGTTCCGCCTGCAGATACTGGGTCAGCCTCGCGGCTCTGCCAAGGACGGCTTCTACTGTAACTTCTCCGAGTTGAACACCTACGTCACCGAGGATATCACCGACCTGGTGCTCGACAAATACAGCACCCGCATCAAAGGCCGTGCGCTCGACGGACAGCGGTGGCCCACGGACTACGAGACCGAGTCGCTTGACTTTGACCAGTTGATGATTGACGGCGAGGACTGCTCGCTCGACCTCGACCTCGACTACAAGGAACCGCTCAGGATAGCCCTCGATGCCAACAGCGACATCAACTGCTTCGTCGTAGGACAGACGCGCCTGCATCAGGGACGCGCCGCGCTGCTGGTGATGAAGGAGTTCTTTGTGCAGGACACGGTGCGTCTCCGCGGACTCTCAAAACTCTTTGCACAATATTACAAACCTTTTTTAAGACGTGGCTGCAAGGAGGTTATCTTCTACGTCGGCAGCAGCATCAAGCAGGGGGCCAACAAGGCCTACGCCCTGGAGGAGTCGGAGAAGTCGCGCTTCGACATCGTGGTGGCCGACGAGTTGACCAACTACGGATTCAAGGTGACACGCGCCGAGTTCACATCGTGGCGGCAGGAGCGCAAGTACCAGTTCATCAACGACTGCTTCTCGTTCCACGAGTCGCCCGCCGTCTATATCAACAACGAGGCAGGCCGCTGCGTCTATCTGCGTGCCGCCCTGGAGAACGCCGCCATCGTGCCTGGCACCTTCCGTAAATTCAAGGATTCTGAGAAACTCCGCTCGGAAAATGGAATAGGAGGAGATAAAAGGACCAGACCAACAATAACGGACGCCTTTGACGATTTGGTCATAGGTGTGCATGAGTGTGCCGAGACGAAGAGCAAGATCGGAGGAGGACTGCGAGGACGATTCCAGCATCTGGCAGGGATTCCGAGGTGATAAAAAAGCGAGAGGCAAGTCTTTCGACCTGCCCCTCTATCGTCCGTGGCGAAACGTCTATTTACCTAATAGTGCCGATTCTGCATGCCTTGTTTAATGTCGTTTAGCAGACGTTACCTTCCTGATTACGACTTGGAAGGGCAAACCCTTTAAGCACATTCGGGAACAACGTTTCTCTGTTGTGGTTCCTTGTTTGCGGTGCAAAGATAAGCATAATTTCCGAACCGTGCAAATAATTCGTGAGAAATTTGTGGTCATTCGTGGAAATTTGTGTTTTACCAACAGTGTGCTCTGCCCTTGCTTTTCGCGCCCGCGTTCAGTATCTTGCAGACAAATAAACAACACAAAGACAGCTATGAGAAAGAAGAATAGCAACAGGGGAGGCGGCGGGCTGAAAGTTCATCACGCAGGCTCCTATAACGAGTTTCAGAAGATCAACCGACAGCTGAACGGCAGGGGGTATGTCGCCATCGACGCCCTCCGCCCCGGCATCGTGAAGACGATTACGCTTGGCGGCAACGACCCTGCGGCAGCCGGCGCCCAGGACATGGCGAAGGGCATGGACTGCGGCGCATGGAGCAACGGCCCTCTGGTGAAGGTGGCGTGGAGCTTTGACGAGCGCGACAACACCGTGCAGGCCGTTAAGGACAAGAACGGCAAGCCGATGGGACTGGGCTACGTCAACTGGGGCCCCGGCAACTCCACGCCGTCGGTCATCCCGCCGCTGGCATGGGCGCTGCCCTATACCGCCTCGCCGCTGAAGTACCTGGCCGACCTGACGTCGGGTCTCGGTCCGAAGCTGATGTACGCCTTCGACGACGATACGATGTGCGAGTACAAAAAGGCGGGCTACCGCATCCTTGAGCGCATCGAGAAGCTGAAGAAGGGCGAGCCGGAGGATGACTTCGGCGGCGAGCTGATGAAGGATCCGCTGACCGGCGACCTCGTTTCCATCGGCAGCGTCAACAAGAACGACCGTCCCGACCCGATACTGCGCGGTCTCGGCATCGACTACTGGAAGGATGCCTACCGTGCTTGGGAGCGGACATGGCTGGGCTACGACGAGGAGGTACAGATGACGGACACCGTCACCAATACCGAGCACGTCCCCGGCGCGAAGGAGTTCCTGGAGAACAACAACCTGAACCTGCACCTCTCACAGTGCGAGCAGGACGACGTGATGCTCGACATCTACTTCCCCACCGTCGGCTTCCATACCACCGGCTACAAGCGCAGCTGGCGGCCGGTCATCAACCGTATCGGATTTTTGCCTGCACATTCGATGAGACTGGAGAAGATGGACTCCAACAGGTACATCCATCACTGTTATCTATCTGATCAATGGCGTACGCTCGGCATCGGCACACGCACCGTCATTGACCCGAAGAGCATGAAGATACAGATGTATCCCGCTGCCATGCCGCAGGATATGCTGCACGAGCTCCGCTATATCGTCGAGTCCAACCAGAAGAAAGGCCCCAAGAGCCGACCGTTGTGGATCGTCTGCCCGACGTTCTACCCCAGCGGCCAGAAGCCCTACTACCCGCAGCCGGCGTGGTGGAGCGTCTTCTCGAGCAAGGCCTTCGACTTCGCCAGCACCATCCTCTACGACAAGTACAAGCAGCGCGAGAACAACACCACGTGGGGGCGCATCATCTATATCTCCTTGGACTACCTGAACATGGTATTCGCAGACCTTGGCATCGAGGGCGACATGGAGGCGCAGCAGAAGTACATCGACGAGCTCGATAAAAACGTGGACCAGTTCCTGCAGCAGCGTGAGAACACAGGCAAGACCATGCGTCAGTTCATGTGGGACGGACCCGACGGCAAGACACACAAGAACGTCGAGATCGTGGATATCAAGGAGACCACCAACGACGCCGTGAAGGCCGGCAAGGAGGAACTGGAACTTTCAACGAGCCCTATATTCCTCGCCCTCGGTGTAGACCCGCGCCTGGTCGGCGTGCCGATGGTACAGGCCAGCAACGGCGGTACGGCATTAAGGGAAATGCACCTGCTGAAGCAGCAGCAGCTGAACGTGAAGCAGCGGCTCTATCTCCACTTCTTGAACTCAGTGGTAAAATTCAACGGGTGGGACGAGCACGCTCAGTTTGAAATCATCCAGCAGACGCTCACCACGCTCGATAACAGCAAGACCGGGACAGTCGAAACGGTGGCTGGATCAGAAGCGTAGTGCTTCGCAAGTTAAAAGCGAAGAGCGAAAGGTGAAAAGTTTGCTACCGCCCATGAAATGGTTCAAGAACATATTCCGACACAAGGAGAAGCAGGAGCCACAGCCCCTGAGGATCGAAGGCGTACCTCCTGCACCGCTGACGGCGGAGCCCGACGACGCCGAGCTGGCAGCAGCAGCTTTCTTAGAGCACATGTGTGATGTCAGAGGGAAGAGGGAAGATGTGGAAGGGAAACGTCAGCCGTCAGCCGTCAACCGTCAGGCTTCGGATGTTCACGATGTCAAATACTTCAGGGCGCTGGCGGAGAGGATACGGCAGGCGCACGACGCGACGAGACTCAGGACGATGCGGCTCGTGGCGTTCTGCGAGCAGGAGCTGAAGAAGGCCGACCTGCCACTGGAAGGCCCCGGATCCCTCGGACTGCTGAACGTCGAGCTCATGAAGCGCATCGACACCATCGAGAGGGTAGGGGGCGACCTGAAGCGCCGCTGGCAGCACTGCCTGGCCGAGGTCACCGTCAGGCTGATGCAGGCGACGGCCCACACGGATTCCACGGATAACGACACCAACACAAAGAATAACGATATTGATAACAGAACGGACCATGAGTCGCCGTGAGGCGCCGGTCGGTCATATTGCAGATTATTTTGTAGAGAGAGCAGGTGGCCGTGAGGTTGCCTGCCCTTGATTTTTGGCTTTATCGGGGCTATCTTGCAGACAAAAACAGGGGATACGACCGCAGGGCGCAGGGACGCCACCAACAAGAATTGCAAGACCCATAATATCGGTGCGCCCTTCCCTGCGGTTTTCATCGAAACAACACAAAGACAATATGGCAAGCCACAAATTCATACCGGAAAACCTGCCGCCAGAGCAACTGCTAACTCAGTTCTCATGGAACGACCCGCTTGTGGCAGGATATGTCCAGAACTTCTTTATCCTGCTGACCAAGGACGCTCTGCGCAACATGGATCGACTGGGCATCAAGAACCATTCTGGCATGTTACGTCGAGCCATCTACTGGAGGACATGGCGGGCAGCGGGCGGCGACGTGCAGATGTTCACGCTG